ATGAACGGAACTGGGGTAGGTTTCTCAGTTGAAAGACAGTTCGTTGGTAATCTACCAACAGTTGCAGAAGAGTTTCATCCTAGTGATACAACTATCGTTGTTCAAGATAGTAAAATGGGTTGGGCAAAGGCATTTAAAGAACTTGTTGCAATGTTGTATCACGGACAAATACCTAAATGGGATTTAAGTAAAGTAAGACCAGCTGGTGCTCCACTGAAAACTTTTGGTGGTCGTGCATCTGGGCCTGAACCCTTGAGAAGATTATTTGAATTTACAAAAGAAATATTTCAAAATGCACACGGAAGAAAATTAAGTTCTATTGAATGTCACGATATTGTTTGTAAGACGGCAGAGATTGTTGTTGTTGGTGGTGTTAGACGAAGTGCATTGATTAGTTTGTCTAATCTATCAGATGATAGAATGAGAGTTGCAAAGTCTGGTCAATGGTGGATTGATAATGGACAAAGAGCACTTGCAAATAACTCTGCGTGTTATACAGAAAAACCAGACATAGGTATTTTTATGGACGAGTGGAAAGCACTTTATGATTCTAAGTCTGGTGAAAGAGGTATATTCAATAGAGAGTCTGCAAAGAAAATTGCAGAGAAGAATGAAAGAAGAGATGTTGGATATGACTTTGGAACTAATCCTTGTTCAGAAATAATTTTACGAAGTAGAGAATTCTGTAACTTATCTGAAGTTGTTGTCAGACCAGAGGACACAGAACATACATTATTAAATAAGGTAAGACTTGCAACGATACTTGGAACATTTCAATCTACACTTACTAATTTTAAATATGTAAGTAAAGATTGGAAAAAGAATTGTGTTGAAGAAAGATTACTTGGTGTATCACTTACTGGTATTATGGATAATAAATGGACTGCTGGTAAACTAAATGGTTTAGATGTATTATTAAAAAATCTAAAACAAATGTCAGTAGATACAAATAAAGAATGGTCTAAAAAATTAAAGATTAATCAATCGGCCGCAATTACTTGTGTAAAACCATCTGGTACAGTTTCACAGTTAGTAGATAGTGCAAGTGGTATTCACGCTAGACACAATCCTTATTACATTAGAACTGTAAGAGGTGATAAGAAAGACCCACTTACAAAGATGATGGTAGAACAAGGATTTCCTGCCGAAGATGATGTTATGAAACCAAATGATACTACTGTGTTTTCATTTCCAATAAAGTGTAGTCCAGATGCAGTATTCAGACAAGATTTAACTGCGATTGAACAACTAGAACTTTGGAAAACATATCAAGTACATTGGTGTGAACACAAACCTTCTGTAACTATTTCTGTTAAAGAAGAAGAATGGATTGATGTTGGAGCTTGGGTATATAAGAACTTTGACTTAATGAGTGGAGTAAGTTTCTTACCATATAGTGAACATACATATAAACAAGCACCTTATCAAGATTGTAATGAAAAGGAATATAAAGATTTGTTGAATAAAATGCCTACTAGTGTTGATTGGAATAAATTATCTGAGTATGAAAAATCCGATATGACAGTAGGTTCACAAGAACTTGCGTGTTCAGCTGGTTCTTGTGAGATTCAATAATGCCAGGAAAAACAATTTATTGCGATTCTTGTGATGCAGAATTTAAAATAAATCACAATATGGACGATGAATACTATGAAATAAAGTATTGTCCATTTTGTGGTGAAGAACTTGATGAAGATAATGTAGATGAAGACACAGAGTAAGAAATCAAAAGGTAGAAGATTACAGAAATGGGTTAGGGAACAACTCATAGAAAAATTAAATATACACGAAGAAGACATTGAAAGTCGTTCTATGGGTGCTGGTGGTGAAGATTTAATTATGGCTAGGGCTGCAAGAGAAAAGTTTCCATATTCTATTGAATGTAAAAATCAAGAAAAATTAAACATATGGGAGTCATATAAACAGGCATCTGATAATGCTGGTAAGTATGAACCCATAGTTGTCATCAAAAGAAATAATCAAAAACCTTTGGTATTAATAGATGCAGAATATTTTGTGAGGTTACATAATGGACATTGAACAACATTACATAGATTTATATAAAGTTATGCACCAAGATAAGAAGACTTATCAAGGTGTTAGTTTACACAAAGAAATACCCAATATTGCAAATCTTGTTCTTATAACAAATTCTGAAACAGTATTAGATTATGGTTGTGGAAAGGGTAATCAATATATACAATCACACTCAAATATAATGTTTTATATAAAAGATGAAAACATTTATATGTACGACCCTTGTTTTCCAGAACATAGTGAATTACCTAAACGAAAGTTTGACGGAGTAATATCAACAGATGTTATGGAACATATTCCAGAAGATATAGTTCCAAAGGCCCTTGATACTATTTACAGTAAGGCAAAAAAGTTTGTATATCTTGCGATTTGTACCAGACTTGCACACGCAATACTACCAAATGGTGAAAATGCACATTGTACTGTAAAAGAACCAGATTGGTGGGAAAAACACATCATAAAATCTAATAAAAACAAGATTCATACCGAAGTTCACTGGTATGGAAACCACAATGATTACAGAAAATATAACACATCTTCGTAAGTCATTGATTTAATTCATATCTTTTTTTCATTTTTTTTACTTTTTTACTTGACATTGTTCTCAAAACAAGGTAATATAGAGACATAAAGTCAAGAAAGAAAGGACAAAAAAATGGGAAAAAGAGTTAAATCTTCAAATAAAAAAACAATAAGTTTAAGACAGTATGCTGGTTTTGGTGGTGCAAGACTAAGTGTACTAACTGTGAGAAATCCAAAGACTGATTGGATGCAATCTAGTGATACTTTGAACTGTGTTAATCTTAGTAAAACAGAAGCAAAGAAGTTAGCAAATGATTTGTTAGCGTGGGTTAATGATACAATAGATGATGACCACGATTGGCCTTCTTTAGAAGTTCAAGAAGAAGTTTGGAACAGACAACAAAGAATAAAAGAAAGAAGAAAACAAAGAAAAGTTTGGAATAATAATTAAAAAAAGACTTGACATTGTTCTTAAAACAAAGTATAATAATAATATAATCAAGAAAGAAAGAGAGAAAATATGACAATCGCAAATATAAATGACAACCATATGACAAATCTTGTAGAAAGATTTTATGATAATGTAGATGAAAACGATATTGCACAATCTGAAGTATTTGAAGAGTTTTTAGATATTGCAAAAGATAAGTGTGGAAACATCTGGAGTGATGATGATTTACATTGGATTGCAAATTATGTGTGGAACGATTATTGGTCTAATCATACATTACCAGGCTGGAACTAATTTTTAAGAAAGAGAGAGAAATATGCAAAAAAAATATTATGATGAAAAAGATATTATTAAAGGTTTAAAATTTGCAAAAAGAATGAATGAATTTGTAAGTTATGTTTATGATTTTTATGGTAAAAATGGTATCTATGATATGGGTGCAACTGTAAGTCAAATTCAAACTGCAACCATTGACTATATTGCAAGTGATGATTCTTTGCCATTTTATGGTGATAGTCTTGACAGAGAAAGAGTAAGAGATATTCTTACAAGTAAGTTTAATTTGAAAGAGGTAAAATAATGGAATACAAAGTAGAAATAAATTTAAATGGCCCAGACGGAAATGCATTTGCATTGATGAGAAAGGCAAAATATTTAGGAGTTAAATTAGATTTATCAAAAGACGAGATTGACAGTATTGTTAAAGAAATGATGTCTGGAGATTATGATAATTTAGTTGAAGTTTTTAAAACAAACTTTGGTCAATTAGTTAGACTAGTTAAAATACAAAACGGTAATTTAGTAGAAACTTTAAATTAGGGTTGACAATATTAATTTTTATGATAGGATATAATTATGGATAATTTAGAAAAAGTTGGAATTACAATGATGTTGGAAGATTTAAAACCAATCAAAACTAATAGACAACTTGCACTTGAGAATCTGGAAGATATTGCAAAGTTTATGGAAAACAAATGCAAAGATGATTCATCTTATAATCTCAATAAACAATCAAAAGCTTGGTTAAGACATTATTCAGAGATGATAAGAAGTGAAATTAGACGATATAAAACTTAACAATATAGGTGAATATGATTTATTTTTACAATACACACGAAGATATTCCAGACCATATTGCAGACTATGTTATGAAGTGTGCAGATGTTTCGGATATCAGAAAACTATCAATAACAGATATAAATGCATTTCTTACTGGCGTAGACCAATATGAAGCAGAAGTAACAAATCAATTAATGGAGGATATGTATGCGATTCAAACAAGTACATAGATTTAATAAAAAGAGAAGAACTCCAGAGAAAAGATTGCCTGGTACTGCTGTTGCAGTAGAAAATGGAAATGTAGATAAGGCAATCAGAAAACTAAAAAAGAAACTACAAAAAGAAGATATGTTCAATGAACTTCGTAAAAGAGAATATTACGAAACAAGGAACGAAAGAAAAAGAAAAGAGAAGGCTGCAAGTACAAGAAGATGTATAAGAAAAAGAGAGAAACTAGAGAAGTTAGAGGTTTAAAATGGTTTGGTTCTTTCCTATTGTTGATAGGCTTATGTTTTACATCTTTTAATATCTATCCACTAAATCTATACTTTATGACCATAGGAAGTATTGTATGGGTTAGTGTAGGATATTTTTGGAAAGACGGTTCTATCATACTATTAAACTCTGTTGGGTTTATTATATCAGTTGCTGGTTTAATAAACTATTGGACATAAATATTATTATGGAAAAGAAAAAAGATAACATAATTAAATTCCCTAAAAGATTTAAGGGTAAAAGAAAAGTAGTCAAACCAGATGAGAACTTATTAAGACTTAATGAGGATATCTCTTTTGCAGACCAACTTACTGAAGCACTAATAGTGCAATTAGTTCATTCATTAAATGATAATGGATTGAAAGTTAATGACCCAATGTTTGTAAAAGATTTATCTTTTGTTATTGAATCAATCAAGAGTTCTATTTATAGAGATTTAGATATTAAACACGAAATGCAACCTTTGGTTGATAAGTTTATGGTTCAAGAGAAAGATGAAAAAGGTAATACTAACACAATATTTAAAATGGAATTGATATCAAAGTTTTTGAAAGCTTTAGATAAAAAAAAGAATAAATGATATTAGTTGATATGAATCAAGTTACGATTAGTAATTTGATGATACAGATGAAAGATGAACCTTTAAGTGAGGATTTAGTACGACATATGGTACTAAACTCTTTGAGGTCTTATAAAACAAAATTCAGTAAAGATTTTGGTGAATTGGTACTTTGTTATGACGACAAACATTGTTGGAGAAAAGATTACTTTCCTTATTATAAACAAAATCGTAAAAAGGCAAGAAGTGAAAGTAGTTTAGATTGGAATGAGTTGTTTGATATACTAACCAAAATTCAAAATGAGTTAGAAGAAAATTTCCCTTATAAAGTTTTAAAAATAAATGGTGCAGAGGCTGATGATATTATTGCGATTCTATCAAATAAGATTTCTTCTACACCAAACTTGTATGAGGAAATATTAATTATATCTGGTGATAAAGATTTTATACAATTACACCAAAGTGATAATGTAAAACAATATTCACCGACTTTGAAAAAATTTGTAGTTGATGAGAATCCAGAACAATATAAATTTGAACATATTATTAGAGGAGATAAAGGAGATGGTGTTCCAAATGTTTTATCTCAAGATACTGTCTTTGTAGAAGATTTAAGACAAAGACCCATTACAAAAAAGAAATTAATTGAGTGGAAAGAGAATGGTATTCCAGAGGGTGAGATAAAAAGAAACTATCAAAGAAACAAAACATTGATTGACTTTGACAGTATACCAAATGAGTTGGGGGAACTTATATATAATATGTGGGTAGATAAAATTACCCAAAACGATAAGAGTAAAATATTACCTTATTTTATGAAACACAGACTAAAAGAGCTGACTGAAAAACTAGGAGATTTTTAATGGCATATGATGTTGTAAGACCTTTAATGCACGAAGTATTAACTATGGTCAATAATGCAAAAGTAAAAGGTAAGAAAATAGAAGTATTAAGAAAATACAGTAGTGAAGGATTGAAAATGGTTTTGAAATCTAGTTTTGACCCTAAAATTGTATGGAGATTACCAGAGGGTGATGTACCATTTATTAAAAATGATGCACCAGAGGGAACTGAACATACAAGGTTAGAACAAGAGGCAAATAAATTATTTCACTTTATAAAGGGTGGAAACGATAAATTAAATCAAGTTAAATGTGAAACTATGTTTGTCCAAATGTTAGAGGGATTACAAGAGGGTGAGGCAGAAGTTTTAATACTTGCAAAAGATAAGAAATTACATCAAAAGTATAAGGGGTTATCAAAACAAGTGGTACAAGAGGCATTTGATTGGGATGACAATTTTTTAAATGTCAATCATAAAGATTATAAAAAATCTGCATAGGGTTGACATATTAAAATAATATGGTATTATAATAATTATTAACATTTAATTTATAGGTATATTATGTTTTATATGATTTTAGGATTATTATTCAGTATTCTTGCGGCTGGTGCTGTTGATGGTGACGCCTCTCTCACTACTCTTTCCATCCTCGCAGTCGCTGGAATTGGGTTTATGAGTCTTGGCACTTATATGATGAATAAGGAAGATGACCAAGACTCGTTCTAAACCCAGAATTGTTAGGGAACAAGTTGGATTACCAGACCGTTCCCTACAATTCAAAAATATAGATGAGGGGTACAGAGTGTTTTTTAAAGTATTCACAACAGTATTAGCAACATTTATTGTTATCGCTGGTATTACAAGACCAGAAAGAATTCCACAAATGCAATATATGGAAATTGCACAATACGATACATATATTGACAAAAAAGAAATAACTTGTCTTGCAAAGAATATGTATTTTGAAGCTCGTAATGAGGGAACTGCTGGAGTTCTAGGTGTAACCAATGTAGTTTTAAACAGAGTAAAAAGTGATTTATATCCAAACACAATTTGTGGTGTTATAGAAGATGCAAAAATATCACAATGGTGGTTAAAAGAAAAAGGTTTAAAAAAACCTATCAAACATATGTGTCAATTCAGTTGGTACTGTGATGGTAAATCAGATGAGATAAAAGACCACTACACATATAATCAACTATATGTTCTTGCAGAGGGTTTAGTTGCATCAAATTTCAAAACACTACTTGACATTACAGACGGAGCATTGTATTATCACGCTGACTATGTTAAACCAAAATGGTCAAGACATTTTGAAAAAACTGTTAAAATAGGTAGACACATTTTTTATAGAAGGAGGTAATGTGAATATATTTTATATTAATGAAGACCCAAAGATTGCATCTTTGGAACATTGTGATAAACACGCTGTAAAAATGTGTGTAGAGTATGCACAACTATTATCAACTGCACATAGATTACTAGACGGAAAAGAGTTTGTCGGTAAATCTAAAACTGGCAGAAATGTTAAAAGGTGGAAACACCCAATAGATTTTATGGATAAAAATCTAATGTTGGCGTGTCATACTAAACACCCTTCTGCAATATGGTGTAGAGAAACTAGAGGTAACTATTCTTGGTTATTACATTTACTGATGAACTT